GCCCGATTTGTTTTAACTCATGTTTCACAGTGGTTCCTCCATTTGTTTGTGCAGTGTTAACAGAATGGGAGCAGGGGTCAAGGTGTTGCCGAGATATTTCTTTTCTGTCGTCGTCGTGTTAATATGGACGGGAACCTTTTGGAGCCAACCATGGAAGTCGACGCAATCTTGAATATACTTTTTGGAGTTGTCATCGCTGGCATTGGCTGGTGGCTCAAAACTCAGCGAGAAGAGTTGGATCGCCTGCGCATCTTGCTTAACCGCACCCGCGAAGAAATGGCCAAAGAATATGTCACAAAGTCAGACAGCTCTGAAGTGCTATCACAAATCATGAATAAGTTTGACCGGCTCGAAGAAAAAATTGATCGGTTGATGGAGCGGTGATATGGACCCGGTCACTTGCATAGCCGCCGCGTCCGCAGCGTATAAGGGCATCAAGAAGGCCGTGGACTTTGGCAAGAGCGTCCACGAAATGTCTGGAACCATATCGCAATTTGCCAAGGCCGCGTCTGATCTGGATTTCTTAGAAAAGAAGTCACAGAAGCCGCCTTTATACAAAATGTTTAGCGACAATGAGGCCAACGCCCTTGAGATATGGTCGCAGAAGCAAAAATTAGCTGAATATCGCGAGGATTTGCGAAGCCATATTTCTTGGCATTATGGGCCATCGGCTTGGGAGGCCATCGTAAAAATCGAGGGCCAACAGCGCAAACGCCAGCAGGAGCTAGTGTACAAAAAGCAGGAGTTTATCGACAAGTGTATAAACTTGGCAATCGGCACAGCGCTACTGCTTGCCGGATTTGGTTCGCTGATCGTTATTCTGTATTTCTTGGGCCTCAAGCACGGAAAGTTTTAAATGTACTTATTGCTTTGGTTCCAACTAACTTCGCAGGTCATACACTTTGAGGTGGGCCAGTATGGCAGTGAAAAAGAGTGTTTTGACGCTCTCAATAAAGCGTCCGTTCTAGTAACTAAAAATAACGAATATCTGCAATGTTTTAAAATTGGAGTTAGCCAATGACTGAGTATGACCTTAATGGAAACGGCAAGATTGACCTAGATGAGCGAGAGCTTATGCTCGAGGACCGTAGGTTGCGCATGGAAGACGCTGACCACAAGCGCGATGCGCAGCTGCGCATGACGTGGTTCGCGCTTTTTGGATTGCTGATCTACCCGTTTGGGATAGTTGCGGCTGACATCTGGGGCTATGACACAACAGGGCAGCTTTTAGCTACAATCGCCCCCACATATTTCATAGCCATATCCGGCCTTGTCGCCGCGTTCTTTGGATTTAGCGCAATGGGGGCTAAGAAATGATCGGACAGATAATCGGATCACTCGGCGGTTTAGCTGCGAGCTACATTGACGGCAAGACCGCTGTGAAGAAAGCCGAGGCAGAAACGAAGATGAAAATTGCCACTGGCGAAATCAGCTGGGAGCAGGCTGCTATCGAGGCCAGCAATAATTCGTGGAAAGACGAGGCGTGGACATTATGCTTTATCTTCATAGTCTTAGGCAGCTTCATACCGGGCATTCAGCCGTATATGGCGCAGGGTTTTGCAAACCTTGATGCTGCGCCGCAGTGGTTTCAGTGGGCAATGTATGCCAGCATCGCGGCGAGCTTTGGCATACGCACAGTGCGGGGTTTGAAAAAGTAATGTTTCTCGCGGTCATCCTGATATGTCAGACACTAAACTCCAAGTCTTGCACGGTGATCGCAAACTCAAATAATTTATGGTATAGCGAAGCTGAGTGCCAAGCCGACGTAATGAACTTTGCGATGGAGTTGGCTGACAAGGGCTTTTTGGTCAAGCCGTATTGCTTCAAGTTAGGAGAAGGCGCATGAGCAAATCTACACCGGCGAAGGGCAAAGCCCGCGTTAAAGTCACGGCGTCCGGCAAGAAGGTCAGCTACGGTCAAGCGGGTAAGGCGAAGGGCGGTGGCCCACGGGTCAAGCCCGGAACATCCAAGGGCGATGCGTATTGCGCACGATCCGCGGCGCAGAAGAAGAAGTTTCCGAAGGCGGCGAAAGATCCTAACAGCCCGCTCAATCTATCACGCAAGCGCTGGAAATGTGCCGGCACCAAATCGAAAAGGTCATAACATGAAATACGGTAAAAAATCATCTGGCTTCAAGCCGTGCCCATCCTGCAAGACAAAATCCGCCTGCCGTGCCGCAGGCTCGTGCAAGAAGATGGGCGTTAAAATTAAAATGGCGTAAGGAGTGCTAAGATGTCAGGGAAATCGAAGTCTTCTAGCAAAAGTAAAACCGGCTTATGGGACCGCATTCGCAATAAGCAAGCGCGCATTAAAGCCGGAAGCGGTGAGAAAATGCGCAAGCCCGGCTCCAAAGGAGCGCCGACGGCCGCTGCATTTAAAAAGGCTGCCAAGACGGCTAAGAAGCCAGCTAAGAAAAAGGCTAAAAAATGAGTGAAGCAATGAAGTTGCTCCAAGCAAAAATTGGAGTTTCAGCCGATGGCGCGTTTGGCCCAAATACGGCCAGAGCAATCGCCAAGCATTACGACCTGTCGCCTGACCGCGGCGCTCACTTGCTTGGCCAGTCGCATCACGAGAGCGGCGGCTTTAAGCGCACAACGGAGGGGCTATACTACTCAACCCCTGAGCGCATTCAAGCCGTCTGGCCGTCGCGCTTCCCAACCGTTGAGAGCGCGGAGCCGTATGCTAAGAACCCGCAGGGGCTGGCAAACAAGGTCTACTCCAGCCGCATGGGCAATGGCGACGAGGCAAGTGGCGACGGCTTTGCGTTTTCTGGAAAGGGCTTTTTGCAGCTGACCGGCAAGTCAAACGTCAAGGCATTTGCGTCAGACATGAATTTGCCGGAGGTTCTTGAGTACCCGTCGAAACTGGCTGACGAGTATGCGTTTGAAACGGCCTTATGGTTCTTCCAGAAGAACGGCCTATTTGCCATTGCGGACGACGGTGTTGGCGATGATGTTATCAAGCGCATAACGCGCAGGGTGAACGGCGGCTATCACGGCCTGGATGATCGCATCAACCAGACGCGCAAAATCCACACCTGGCTGTTGACCTAGTTTAGCTAAGGTTGTTTAGCTAAGTGCGGGTCCAAGATCAGAAGGCCAGCGCGGCAGTTGGAAGGGCGGGTGAGCACTTAGCGCTCGCCCGCCTTTCGCTTGCTGGCTATCTCTGCACACTCTGCCAGATCAGAGACCACGACGCATACATCCAGACGGATACACGCACGCTCACGTTGCAGGTGAAAAGCGCCAGCAAAACACATGGGATAGAACAAAGGTACAAATTCCACACAACTAAGAGGAGCGGCCCAAGGTCGGACGTTTACGCCTTTGTCGCGGTGGATCTGGATGCTGTTGTTTTCCGCCGGGGAGACGAGATAATCAAGACGACAACATATGTTTCTGAGGCAGAATTTATGAGCGAAAGCCAGTCGATGCAAAAAACTTTGGACAGCTTTAAATAATCTCTGGCGCCCGTGTGTGGGCTTGCGTAGAAAGTTTGAGCGGGTGGTTCAACATATTGTTTGTTGGTTAACGTGCTATCGAATGCGCCAATCATTCACACTACCACCCGCACGATTACTAGAATATAATAAAAGCCAGAGCCATCAGGACAGCGCCGCTAAAAAAGCCAATGACTGCCCCAATAAATCCTGCTGCGTTTATCATGCGCTCCAGTTCCTTCTCGCCCATCACTCGTCATCCTCAAAAAAGTTATTCAGCGCCTTGATTGGCTGCTTGCTAAACACCCAGCGCCACTGACGCTTTGTGCAGCCCTCCACTTCGACCAGGTCGCGCACGCGGTAGATCTTATCCGCTTCCCACATCTTCTTGAGGTAACTTGACGTGCGCGGCACGCTCTCGCCCAGCAACTCCGCCGCCTGTGAGGCCGTCACACGTTGGTCATACGGTATCAATGAGAACAGGCGGTTGCCTTGCTCGATGCTGTGCTGCTTCATCTTCTCAGCGGCCACCAGCATGGACGGAGAGGTTGTCAGCGGCCTACGCGGGCCGGACGGCAGAGGGTCACGTTTGCCGTTCCGGTACTGCATTTGCTCATATTCCCAGATGCAGTGGGCGTATGTTATCTCGTACCGCTCGTGCTTATCTGTGACGCCCTCCAGCTTAGCCTTCAGGCGCTCTGCGGCGTCACGTTGGTCGCGCGCCTTAGTGCGTCTAACAATGCCTGCTGCTCTTCCAGCCGCTGCTTCAAGTTTGGCCGCATCGCCGTCTTCGCCTCCGTCAGCATTATGCTGTTGATCCGCTCCAGACGGCTTATAATGATTTGAGTTTGGTCCGTATTCACGGGGCTTCCTTTCAAGTTTTATGTTTGCAGTGGTGCAGATGCGGTGGATCGTTGAGCGGGATACTCGCAGCAAGTCTGCGACGTCCGCCTGAGACATTCCCTGCTGTGCGCAGTCAAGAACGTGACGCGTGAGCGCCTCCGGGTCATACTTCATTCGTCTTCCTCCTCTTCCTCTTCTTCCTCGGGTGGCGGGATCTCTCCCATTCCGCCGCACTCGGGGCATGACACGGTCTCCATGATGATTTCGCCGATGTCGCGGCCGGCGTTGTGAGGGTATGCGTACCCCTCCTCTATGGTGCCCTCACCGTGGCACTCAGGACACGCTACCAGCCTCGGCAGGGTGACTGCCCATGCTTCGCTCATGTCGAACCCTCCGGGCGCTCAGCGGCCAGCTCACCGCCGCAGGCGGCGTATCCGACCAGATCCACCCAGTTGTCGGCGTGGGCGGCGTTAGACTTGAGGCGAGCCAGCTTTATCTGTGCGCACATAATTGCGCAATCTGCGGCGGTTATTTCGATCCCCAAGTGGATGCTCCAGTACGCCGCAATCGTCGAGAAGTTTTCCTCCATGTCGCCGTGCGTCGCGGCGCGATCTTTCGTGATACATTCGCTCGCCATGTCGAGGATGTCGGAGCGTGAGTATGCTTTAGCCATGTGTGGTCTCCCAGTGTGTTGGACGCGCCTTCGGGCGCATTGTTTCGTCTGAAATATTAGCGGTTACTGTGCAGGCGATCAACAGCCCGCAGAGCGACGTCCAGATGGCGAGGATCGCCCAGTCTTGCGCAGTTGGCATTACGCTGCCTCCTTGCGGAAGGCGCAGTAAAGATCTGCGGCGGCCTCATACCAAGTTTTTTTATACATGGGGCTGGAGGCCTTGACGTGATGCCAAGTCGCTGCGTCGCGCGTTGTGCCGCAGGCCATTGTTGTGGTCTTGTAGATCTGACCGATCTCAAGATATTCGGCTTCGCCGTATGGCTTATACATTACATCAGCAACCGCGTCATAACCTGTGCCAGTTACGGTCGCTTTGATGTCAAATCCGTTTTTGTTATATGTGAGTGTCATGTCCGTTTCTCCCGGTGAGTGGGGGCCGTAGCCCCCGGTTTGATTAGGCGCCCCACATTTCTTTTGCGATTTGTTCGCCAGACTTGTTGGGGTTGCGGATCAATCGGTCGCTAATGCGCAACAATTCATCTTCATCTTTTGCGTAAATGCCGACGTTACCGTTTGAGTGCTGGACTGCGTAGCAGTCGTCACCAAAATCAACAATGATGTTTGCGCCTTCAAACGGAATTGCTGTCATCTTTAAAATCATGTCCGTGTTCCCTTGTTTCTGTCTATATTGTTAACATAAGGGTAACAGCACACCCTTGCAAGCACAAAATGTTCACAAAGCGAAAAAAATGTTATAGGGTGCCAGGGTGACATTCATGGAGGATCACATGCTCGACGATCAAACGAAAGAACTGGTGCGCAATCTCAACAATCCGCACCGCGTGACAAACATCATGGCGCTGTTCAAATTCTGCGAACAGGCGGCCACGATCATACAGGAGCAGTCGGCTCAGCTGCACCAGCTGGCGGCGGACACACTGAAGGCGCAGCCCGCTAAGACTGCGCCTAAAAAAGCTGCCAAGAAGTAGCGTTTATCGCTGGCCCAAGAGGGTCTGCATTGCTGGTGTCAGCGTGACTGCGCCAAACGTGCCGGCCGCTTTTCCGGTCTCATATGCTCGACGGCCTCGCTCAAGTTGCGGGGCCGCTTGCTGCAAGCCAGACATCTCACGCAAGAGCGTTGTCAGGTCTTTCTGGCGTGTCAGAGGCTGCGCGATCTCACCCATTAGCGCTTGGAACGCCTCTTGCTTAGATGGCGTCTGGGTCGCTTGACGCCGCAGCGCTTCTAGCGAACCTGCGACCACACCGCGCTCCCCAGCCAACTGGCCAAGAGTTGGCTGGATTACATCCTCCGCCGCGTCCTGAGCCATACGGCGAATTGCGGTCTTAGAGTTTTGAGCAACTCCGGCCCGCATCGAGACCACAGAATAGATCTCATCCATCTGGCGCAGGAACTCTTTTGACTGATCTCCAAGTATCGTTTCAAGTTTCTCACGCCCCGCACGGGACATCATGTCCTTCAGCGGGCGCACCATTTCACGCGCATCTTGATTTGGATCTGTTAGAGACGCCTTCGCATTCGCCATGATCTCGTCTATGTAGCTGCGCACGCCCTGTCTCACCGCGTTCAGCTCTGGCTCCGTCATGCCGCTCAACGCTTTTTTGACGTCATAACGCGTCATCTTGCTGGTCAACGCCTCAGAGCCGATAGACAGCGCGTCGCGCACGCTGATAACGTCTCCAGCTACGCCACGAGCAGCCTTGTAATCAGGGACCAGCTCGTCCAATGCCTTACGGATCTGCGAGGCCAGCGCGCGGGACGTGTTCTTATCCTCTGGCGCCGCTGTCGGGCTGACGCTATGCAGAGCGCGTGTGATGTAGTCGATCTGACGCACGTCTGGCAAGGTGTTATAGCCAACAACATTTCCAGCCACGTCGAACTCAGCGAATATTTGAGACGAAGGCTGACCCTCGCGGCGCATAATTCTTTCTGCGGCCTCTATGATCGGCCGATCTACGCGGGTCATCAACTCTTCCAGCTTACTTGCCGCCGGGTCTGAATAGTCAATGATATTTGCATACGCCCTGTCGTAAACCTCTTTGCGGAGCGGTGCAGTTGTCTCCATCAAGACGTCCTCGACTTGCTGTGCAGCCTGCGGTCCACCGAATGAGGTGTCCAGCAGGCGAGACATTTGCTCGCCAGCCTCGCCGGCAACCTCGTCAATGTTTGCTCTAGCAATCGCGGCGCCCTCACTCGTGGATGACGCGGCCAAGTCTAGCAGGTTCTGGGTCGCCGGACCCATCTGCCCCAGTGACGCGTATTGGCCTGCGCGTGCCATCGCTGGACCCGCCACTGGAGCGTCCATTCGCGCCGCCTTGCTCAGAAGGTCCAGCGCTTGGCCCTTAACGCCTATTTCTCGAGCGACTTCTTGCGCTGGGGCTGCGATTTGACGACCTGCGACACTGCCTAAAATTCCGCCCAACGCCGGTCCGGCAACACCAAGACCTGCGCCGAAAGCCGCGCCGGTTTGACCGCCGGACATTGCTGCAGCGCCTCTCTCTTCTAAGGTCCGCCCCTCTCCGGCGCCGTATATGGCGCCTTCCAGAGCCCCTCCGCCGGCGCCGGCCAAGCCTCCCGCCACTACTCGAGACCCAATAGACGTTCCGAGCGGCGCAAGCGATATGGCTGGCGCGGCCAAGGCCATTGGCACCGCCGTAGCCAAGCCGACCGCCCCGCGCTCAATGGCCGTGCGCGTTGGGCTTAGAATTTCCTGCGCCTCTTGAGACATCCTTGTCGCCTGAGCAGCCTCGGGGCTAAACATACTGATAAGCTCATCAGCGTAAGATCCAAGAAATGGCACGCCTTTAATCAAGCTGGCAGCGCGTCCCGCCGCGCCCGCTTGACCTGCAATGTCTTGCGCTATACCGCGCTTTACTACTGCGCCGGCGTCGCCCTTGCGCTCCATGATCTCTCTAACTTTTGCATTGTCACCGCTTACCGAATAGCCACTGTCACGGTATGACAGATTGCCGTCGGCGTCGCGAGTTACGCGGCCTCCGCCCTCATATTCTGCGATTACCTCAAGACCTTCTGGCACCGGCTTGGTGTCCTTCACCGCCTGCGCGCGAGTATAAAACCTCTGAGCCGCATCTGTATCCCCGGCAGCATCAGCTTTCCGCGTCATTTCCATGAGCTGCTCGTATGTTTTTGCTTCTGCCACTTAGTTATCCCCCGTAGGTCGCGTCTAGTTCCGCATCAGTCCTGGTTCCATTCGGGGCTGGTGCATCCAACCAAGCGGGGCGCCCGCCGATTGCAGCCGCAAGTTTGTCAGCGTCTGGAGACGTTTCAAAAGCCCGCCGGATAATTCGTCTATATTCCTTATCAACCGTTTCAAGTTGCCTAATTACATCTTCTGGCTTCATGTCAGGGTTAAATTTAGCAATCTCCGCCTTGAGCAGATCAAGTTCTTTTTCTGACACAGCCCCAAGAGTGCCGCCGTCTTTCTTGAGCTGAACTAGAGTGCTGAAAGCCAAGTTGCTCTCAAGCGTCACGCCCATATTTCGCAAAGCCGCGGCGTCGCTAAATGGGGCGAGAGCCGCGACCATTCCAATAGGGCCAGTTGTTAAATAGTTGACCTTGTCTTTCATCTGCTGGATCAAATCTATCTGACCTTGCGCTGTAGTCACCTCGGCGACTTCGCCACTGGCCGCCTTCAGTTGATCCTGTATCTGCTTAACCTGCAACGCAATCGCCGGCGCCATGCTCGGATTTACCATTGCCATGTTGAGAAGCTGCTGGATGCGGGCCTGCGGGTCAGCGCCTGCACCGCCGGCCATAACCCCTTGCAGCATCTGCCGCTGAGCCTGCGCCGCCGTTGCCTTGCGCTGCATGTCGGCCTGCTCGTTAAATCGGCCTAGCATGGCGCTGACGTTTCCGCCTTGACCTCCCTGCAAAGCTGCCCCGGCGTCTGACAGGCCGGCAAACGCCAGCATCCGGCGCTGAGTTTTCGATAGGTTTTCGTATGGATCTGCCGGCGCTGCTGGAGCGGCCTGCGCGGCCAGTAGCTGTTGGAGTATGTTTGCGTTGCTCGCGACCGGCGCGGCTGCTGTAACGGCAGGCGCTGTTGGCATGGCCTCAACTGCCAGGTTGCCGCCGGGGCTTCTGTCGTCGGTTACTACTGGCGCACTTACAGGCGCACTTACAGGCGCACTTACGGGTGCAGCGACGGGTGCGGTGGCCGGTTGAACGCCCAGCCGCTCAAGCTCAATAATCTCCTCCGGCAAGGCTTCGTCACCGACCGCGACGCCGTTCATGTTGACGCCAGCATTCTCGAGAGCGGTGATGTCTTCGTCAGTCAGTATTCGTTGCATGTCTATCGTCCAATCCGCTTATTTAAAAAAGAGCGCCAAAGCCACCGCCGCTGCCAACAGCGCCCACTCCGCCCAATAGCTTACCAACTCCCGTCAACCCGCCAAACGGATCGCGCGTCGTCGTTGTGCCGAGGCCGGCCGGAACGCCGGTGCCCGCCGCCAGGACCGCATTAAGCTGCGTGAGCGGGTAGTTCTGCTGCTCCTGGAACATTGCGTAATCAGCTTGCAACTGAGCCTGCTCAAGGGCGCGGGCCTGCTCTCCGGCAGACATTTGCGCGCCGAGGCCGGCGATCTCCGACTGCAAGCGCTGCCCAGCGAGGGCGCCCATTGCGTTGGCCGCCTGCCCCTGAATACCCGCAGCTTGAAACTGCCCCTGATAGTTGGCAGCGTTGGCCGCCTGCTGGAGTTGCGCCTGCTGTTGCGCAAATTGGTTTGCCGCCGCCATGTTGCCTGCGCGTGCCGCTTGATCTCGAGCCGCCGCGGCTTCGCGAGCCTGTTGGCCAAGTGTCTCGGCTGTCATCTGCTGACCTGACGACAGTGCGCGAGCCTGCTGCACGTTGCCAATGTCGAACTGACCCGATTGCAGAGCCTGCGTAAATGCTTGCTGACGTTGCTGGGCGGACAAGGCGCCCGCCTGGCGCAGAGCCTCGCCGGCGAGTACGCCTTCCTGCACAGCCTGACGCGACCCGCCGAATGCGCTGGCGGCCTCCGCCTGCGCGCCGAGCCTGTCAGACGCCATCCTGCGCTGACGCTCGATGTCCTGCTGGCCAAGTTCGATCACGTTCTGAGTGTAAGGCGACAAATACGGGTCGAAGCTGGTTCCCGCCAGCGTGTCAACGCCGATCTGCCCAGGAGCTCGCGCGGCGTCTACCGCCCCGACGCCCCGCATACGCTCAACCTCTGCGAGCTGAGCCGCGGACATGTCGGTCGGGTCAAAGCCGGTGAGACGGCTCTGGACACCAATCGCCTGATCGTATGTCTGGCCGCCCATGTTGAGATTGCCAAAGCCTGACAGCGCCTGCTCTTGCAGGGGCGTCATGCCGGCAATCGTCTCGCCAGTGTACGGAGTGTATTCCGTTTCGGCAATTTCAATGCCGCGCGGCAGGATCTGCTCGCGGATAAAGTCTTCTTGCCACTGCGGCAGCTTGGTTTCTTGCGTCTTGGTCGAACTCATTGGCTCAGCTCCATCTCATAATGCCTGCGCGTTTCGCGGAATGAAGCCGCCTCTGCGTATTTCGCGAACCCCTTGCGACCGTCAGTCTCAATCGCGTCCATTTTAGCTTCTTTCGCTATTTTTGTCAAAGTGGCCAACGCCTCTCCGGCCCAGAGGTGCATGTCCTCTCCGCCCATCCACTCGATCTTTAGGTTGCGGCGCAGCGGGTGGTGTAAAATGCAGGTCACGACGGACGCCATTGGCACCCCGTCGACGTAAACCATCCACAGCAGGGACATGCCGTCGTATAGGTCTTGTATGATGTGATCGGCGTTTACATTGTCCTGGCGCGCAGTGGACATCGCTATAAAGCGCCGCGCGTCGTCGATCACCGATGGAAGGTTCTCTGGCAATACGGCGAACATTTCCACCATAGGATCTTTCTGCGGCTCGAAGCTGACCTTTATGACGTTTTCACTGGTCATCCATGCAACCTCGTTATCGCAATGGTTGAGGACGGCGCTGCTGGTGCAAACGCCGTTGCCGCAGTTGAGTGCAAAAAACCAGTGGTGCTATCAACAGCCCACATGGCTTCCAAGTAATCTCCAGCGGCAAAGTTAAATATTGCAGACCTGCCAACAACAAGGACCGAACCGTTTTGATGCAGTGCGTTCTTCATGGTTGATCCAGCAACGTCCGTGCCGTTGACGCGGGGCCAAAACCAGAAGTTTACAGTTGAACTGGATGTGGACGCAATTTGCGCCGAAAAGCTAACCATGTATTGGCCAGCTTCCTCAAACACCAAGCGTGAGGCTGGTGTGCCGTTTGTAATGCCCTCGGCGATGCTTGATGTGTACGTCAAAGCGTAGGCTGTGTTTGTAGATGCAGCAGTCTGATCCGTTGTGACGCCGCCAGCATACTGGCCGTCTTCCAGCACAATCTGACGCCACTCGCCATCCTTAGAGACCACTGGATAGCCGTTTACGTTGTCCCAAAGCAACACTCCGTTCTCGGATGCCGATGAGTAAGTTTCCTTGAAGCCGAGCTGGTCCAAAGCCCGCCCGAGGTAGCGCCTCAAGTTTTCGGCCCACTGGCTCAAGTCCATAGTAATCGGTGGAAGCATCCGGCTCATCTGCGGCCGCCGGGAGCAGCGTCAAGCCGCATGATGCCGACGCGCCAATCAGACGCCGCGTCGCCCGTGACGCGCATCCTGATCTGCCTACCCGTAAACCGAAGGCTTGTTGGGTTAGCCATGTTGAACGGGCCGTAATCGCGCTCAGTGTCGGTCGGGTAGAAGCGCGTCTTGAACGTGGCGTTCACGTCGCCCAGCGTCTTCTCGTCTGGGATCATGCCGCGCACGGCCATAACCTGCTCACCGACGCCAATGGAGATCGGCCCAGTTTCGGCAAACGGAGTTTGGCTGCCGTAGTTAAACCCAACCTCCTGCTCATACAGAACGCCGTCCGCAGCGATCCAGAAAGGCTGGCGGAATACGCCCCGGTCCACGCCGGCGGTGCGATCTATTTCGCCAGTAGTCCAGATCTTTTCTGCGTAATCGAAGCACACATACCTGTCGCATTCCGTACTGCCGCCGCTGGGGTAGAACCACCATATTTCGTTGAAGCGGCTATTCACCACGGCGTGGACTTTCGACTTCTGGTCGTTGTTTATGTCGCTGAACACATAATCCGCAACCTCACAGTTCAAATCCTGCACAGCTCCACCAGAGTAAACAAAGAATGACCTCTGGCCCATCCAGACGACGCCCTCGTCTATCGACGCTGCGGCGTTGGCGGCTACGAGGCCGCACGAGGTGCCAACACGCTCGAAGCCGTACACAAACGGCGGGCCAGCATATGTCGCTGTGTGTGCGTCTTGGTCGGTCAGTATCAGCGCCTGCCCGCGTGTGCGCAAGCCCTTGAGGATTACGCCGTTGGTTTGGATTTGAATGTCGCCAGCTTCGTTTGTTGTCGCTGGTGTCCATGTGTTGTTATCTTCGCGGTCTGACCACGCAACTTTCCGAGGATCGCCGCCAGCGCCAAACGCAAAGACAAAGCGCTCCTCAGTTACCATCATGCTCGAGCATCCAGTCGGAGCGTTTGACAACACGGCAGCCGGTGTGCTGCTGTTGAGCGTCCACTGGTATATCTTTCCGTCGTCAGCGGTGCAGCCGAGCAGGTACTCGCCCCAGTTTTCCAAGCTCCATGTGGTAGCTCGCAAGATGCTTCCAGTGTCTTCAGACGGCAGGCCGTATTGGTCGTTGCCAAACGTGCTTGCGCTGTATCCCGTAAACGCAGTTGCATCCACTCGGCCAGCCGTAAAACCTGACGGGGTGATGTCGGCAATAGTGTTACCAGAGGTCATCGCGTACAGCTTGTTGTGGGTGCCAAAGGCAACGCGCCGGTTGTTGGAGTTGTCTTCCCACGCAACCATCGTGCGCGCCACGCCGCTCAGATCAACAGAGCCACGCTGACGCCAGCCGCCCACGGGGCGCAAAGCGCCCTCATGCCAGCGGATTAAGTTTGCGTCACGCCACCGCCCCTGAGACTGGTATTCAGTGCCGTTGCGGTACTGGCCAGCTGGAAGTTTTAGAGGAATTAACGGCATGTGCCTTCTCCTCTTTTAAGGTTTTGTTGGCCAATCGCCCGCAGATAAATTAGGCCAATTTGAGTGGCTAGTTATATCACGCAATGCTTGACGGTGTGTTTGCATTTCCGTGGTCATAGTCATATCTGACAATCCATACATATCTGTATCTGCAAGCAATGTATTTCGTGTTTGTCTATTTATCGTTGCCATATTCGCATCAAAATCTGCGATTTCCGATGATGTTTTGTTGCTTTTCGTCCATCCAATTGTCCATGAACTTCCACTTCCTGTTGGTGTGGTCTGCTCTGTCAAAGTTTCCGTGCGTTCATTGAAATTTGGCTTGTCGATTTCAGTAACCTCGTAAACACCAAAATCTGCCAACATACCTAGTGGAATTTGCTTTGGGAACGAAACTTGAGGGTTATCGCGGCGTAGTTGTCCAATAGTATATGGATATGTGTCTACTGATCCGCTTGTTGCCTTTACATACATTTTAGTCTCCTATCCGACTTGTAAACCTGTATATCGTTATTGCAGCACGTTGTTTAAATAAACGTCATCGCTGTCGGCTTCTGCCACACTTGTAGATGGGAACGATCTGTCTATTCCCCATACAATTCTAACAACTCCACGACCACCTGTTTGACCATTTCCGTTGTTTGCAGAGCCTCCGCCGCCAGCGCCATAAAGGTTGCCTAAAGCTCCTGATCCACTCGAGCCACTTTGTCCGCCAGAGCCACCTCCGCCGCCGTTGCCAACAGAGCTGTCGCTACCTTCACCGCCACTTCCTGTTTGACCGTATGGGAACACGCCGCCACCTTGTGCACCAGCACCTGACTGATTACTTGCACCGCCGCCTCCGCCAGCACCTCCAGAACCCGCTGAACCACTGCCGCCACCTGCATTATTGCCTCGACCGCCTGCGCCAGAGTAGCCCCCTGCGCCGCCGCCGCCCGCACCGCCTGCGCCTGTCCTTCGTGTCCCGCCCTCGCCGCCACTATAGCCCGTTCCTGTCTGAACAGTTCCCGCAGCGCTGTCATTACCTCCTGTAAAAGCTGCGCCGCCTCTTTGACCACCACCGGCCTCAATGAGAGCGGTTGACCCTCTTTTTACAAAACTATTTCCGCCATTACCTTCAACCATACCGGGAAAATTATAATTTCCACCATCACCAACTTGAATAGAAAGACTTTCACCCGCTGTAACGGAAACATTGTTGGCGTATGCTAAAGATCCGCCGCCGCCGCCTCCGCCGCCTTGGACTGACGTGCCATTTCCGCCACCTCCGCCGCCAGCAATAGCAATCATACTTACGCTATCAATATCATCTGGAACTATAAAAGTGTAAGTGGCATTTGCAAAATTAGACACTCCTGTGTCAAGATTAGTGAAAACAGCTTCACCCGATGATACCCCACCAGCACCTGCCGCGGCTTTAATTATTATTTTAGCAGACGACATACTTTACCCCATATCCTGTCCAAGAATAAATCCGTAGTAAGTAGTTCCACCATCAATGGTAAGGAAGCCAAAAACATCGACATCATTGTTTCCTGTAGAAAGTGTTGGTGCCGTTGCTGCTGCCCAATCTACACTGCTGGGCCAAGTAATCGTTCTTGCTGAAGAGCCTTGTATTACCTTTAAAATAAAGCAAGATGCGCGGCCCGATGGAGCTGAATTACTAAACGTATATGTAACATTTTCAGTTAAATCATGCTCAAATAAGTTGCCATCGCGCAGGTTAATTGTCGCTGCATTTGAACTTGATGTGATTGATGTAACTTCCTCAATCGTACCATTGTCAAAACTTACAACACCGTTTGCATCTGCTGTAACCGCCTTAGATGATTGCGTAAGTCCGAGCGTTGAAATGTCTAGGTAATTTAGTTCTGTTGTCGTTGCAGTAACACCATCCAACAAATTAAGTTCTGCTGCTGTAGATGTTACACCATCAAGAATGTTTAACTCAGCAGTTGTGGCTGTAACACCGTCAAGCAAGTTCAACTCAGCAGTTGTAGACGTAACACCGTCAAGCAGGTTCAACTCTGCCGTTGAAACAGTCGCGCCGTCAAGAATTTCAAACTCGGTATTTGTAACGCCGCCAAGAAGCGTGTCAACAGCGCCCCAGTTAGCGTTGAGCTTTGTGCCCCAAGTGTCCTCGGATGCGCCGACTTCCGGCTGGACCCAGCCATAGTTTGTTGTAGTTCCATCAGCCATTACGCGGCCCTCTCTAAGTAATCTGCCTCTGTCCAGCTTGTTGTCGGCTCAGCTGCCTCAAGCCATTTGTAGCGGGCTGAGACGCTTTGCACAATGTCAAACCTATCCGCAGCCGCCATTAGTCTGACACGGTTATACACTATATCCGTGGATATTGAAACAGTTGGGGTTGCAGCCCCTACGACATCAATAACCGCGTTTGATGTTGTCGTAATAGCAATGGCTGGAGCCGCCGAAACATTCCGGGTGACTTGCGCCGAGGCCGTTGCGCTGACGCCAATAGCCGTTGCAGCTGCACCTTCCTCGATGCTGATATTCTTACCGTACAGATAGGAACCGAAGGTGTTAAGGCCGTAGCCGGGGCGGAAGCCGGGTATGACTTCATATGTGACAGCAGATACGCTGGCGATGCCTCCGAGACTAATGTCTGCCGCCGCATCAGCAACGCGAATGGCAGTTGGCTGAGAGGAGCTGACAGCTATGGCGGCGGTTGCAGATGCGCTAACGACGGTAATAGCGCTAGACGCTGCGGAGACGCCAATAGATGCAGAAGCCGCAGCCTGCGTTGTCTCAGGCTCGCCGTATAGACCGGAGTTGAAAACCCCAGAGCTATATGTGGAGCGCAGCGCCATTAGCTTGCCGTGATGTCAAGGTCGCCAGTTGGGATGCGGAACACATCGCCATCGTTGATGGCTTTGGCGGTTGTGAGCGCGGAGTGAATAATCATGTTGCCGCCAGACGATGCGTCCATGACCCCAATCCAGCCGATTGTCCCCCAGTTGCCGCCAGTTGCAGCGGGAAACTCAACGCCAGCAGTATTCGATGCGACATCGCTTGTTACTGAAAATGTAACCGCCGTCCGAGCGTAGCCGTTGCCAGCGACCTCAGTGCCAGCGGCGCCGGTGTCAGTTGGGTCAGATGTAAACAGGCCGATGTACCAATTTGTCGGACGGGTCACGCTGTCTGTGGTGAGTAAGTATTCGAGCGTGTGCGTCTCGAAAGCGTTAGTAAGTGACATGGATTTCTCCTGTTAGATATATCTGGCGCAATCATACACCAATATTGTTTTAATAGCCAGACGTCCGCATTCGGAGGCCAGAGCCGGCGGATCTTGTTTCGTCAGACGACTTTTGCAGCGACTGTATCGCGTTTGAGTAGAGCGAAGCCCACACCTGCGTCCGGGCGTCATCGTTTAGATACGGGGCCGATTGCACCAAGGCGCCGTATAGGTAGGCGTCTGGGGCGTCCTGCAATAGCCAGTTGTATGTGTTAGTGGCGCTCAGCGCCGGGGTCTTGCCAAAATACATCAGCTGCATCTGGTATTCGGTGTCTGGCGTTGGGAACACCTCGATCTCGTGGCCAACATTGGCGTAAAGGCGAGGCCGGCCAGACTGATCGTTGTTTTCCTGGCGCAGCTGGGCCAAGTCGTCGATTGACGTCGCCTCGATGCGGAACGTGTTGCCAGACGTGATTGTGAAGCGCATGGTCTGCACCCAGTCTTCCGGCACCTGCACATATCGGCTGTCGAGCGTGGCGTCGGCGCGCTGCACCATCTTGTAGTGGCGCAAGTCGCGGTCGATGCTACTCTCGGCCAAAGCGATAAAGTCTGGTATGACCGCCGTCAGGTCGTCTCGGTTTAGCCAGCTGGCGATGGATGCCTTGAGCTCGTCATACGTTGTGATCGCCATTACAGTGTACCTTCTCGAGTGCGAAACGCCCGATTTTCCGACTGGTTTAGCCACTTGCGTAGGGCTTTCGGATCGTCGGCGATGCCTTGCTTCTTCAGCTCATAATACACGGAAAGCGGGATGGAGGCCACCTTGGCGTTTTCTCCGAATTTACCCGAAACGTCGTTGTACGAGCGCTTGTTTGCTTCGATAATTTTTGTGCTGTCCTGCACGGTCTCAATAACGTATTCGCCGTTTTGCTTGACGTGCCAGTACCGCGTAATCCCGGCGGCTTCGTCTCGGCTAAAAAGTCTTTTCATCTTTACCTCCAGAGTGAATGGGGCGACCGAAGCCGCCCCACCATACTTACGATACGTTCAAGTCAGCGATCAGGCCGTGAGCCTTTTCGTTAGTTACCTTGACGCCGGTCTCGCAGATAAGCATCGATTTTTCTGCGTCGCCTGTGCGGGCAAGATCTACCTTCTGGATCGGACGCAGAGTTGCGATTGACGCGTACTCAGTGTCGAGGCACCAGGCGTCCCGCTCGCGAGAAAAGCGATTAGGAACAACGGTTAAGGCGCCAAAGTCACTCAGATAAACGTCAGCTGCACCGATGATGGTTGTTGGGCCATCAGTTGGCGCTTGGTAGCGCTGAGCCGCGATGCCCGCGAAGCCAGACACAACAGTCTTGTTGTACGGTCCAACCATCAGAATGGATGGGTTTCCACCTTCGGTGTATGCCTTCTGCATCACGTCCTTCAACATGGCTTCAGTGAAGTCACGCTGCGTGCCGTCGTTACGGGCGTCGGAACCGTCAACCGCAGTTGGGTTGGTGCCGTCGCCAGCTTTGTTGACGTTGGTTGAAATCCACGCACCCAGGCCAGCAGTTACGCGACCAGCGGATGCTGAGCCGGCGGAACGGGCTGTATTGCCTGTGTAGATTGTTTCCAAGTCGCGCTTGATCTCCTTGCCGCGCTTGGCGAGCTGATACGCAACTTCATCGTTTCGGCCGGCCAGATCTTGGAAGCCGAGGTTGTCAGCAATAATCATGCTGCGACGGCGGATTTGCGTGTAGTTTCCGACCCTTACGGTGGCAGTTGTTGCGTCAAAAGATGCAACATCGTCGCCGTCAATGATCGCAGTGGTGTCAACAGCTGACAAGTCATCGACCATCCACTCAAAAAATGTGTTGGACACATTTTCGGAACCGACGTTGGATGTGAAGGGTGTTTCTTCGGGGGCTATGTTACTGATAACATTGGCTAATTCTTCCCGGATACCCTTGGCGTCAAAAGACGTAAAGGTGTTTGCAATGATAGTCATAGTTTATGCTCCTATAGCAAGGCTTTGATTGCGGCCGCGGCGTCGTTGACGCGACCAGTTTTCCGTGCGCGGTTCTGCGCTTCCTGTGCTGCTGAGGTGCGTTTAGGCTGTGACGCTCTGGAACCCGACTTCAATGTCTTGGTGCGTGGCTTCTTAGGTTTAGCTTTAACCTCGTTTGCCCGCGTTTCTCCACGATCATATAACATCGCCTTCCTCGCCAATTTCACAAGCGTTGCATTTGACATCCCGCTCACGTCTTGCTCGCTGAAACCTTCGCCAAGTAGGAAGTCCCGGATCTGGGTTGCTTCCGTGGCCGCGACTTTCTTGTCACGCCACTCGGGTATGATGTCAGGCAATATATGACGCTGCTGCTCCAAATACGATTGCTGCATCTGCTCATGCTTCTGCGCTTCAATCTGCTGCATCCGTTGCTGCTCAGCTTGGACGGCTTGGAGCTGCGCGACGCGCCCCTCCTGTTCCTTCCGCCACTGGCGTTCTGCCTTCGCTGCCATTACGGGGTCTGTGTCATACAGAGTGTCCCAGTCCGGCTCCTGTTCCGCTGCCTGTTGAATGCGCTCCGCCATCGCTGGCAGAAGTTGCGCATATTCAGCACGCTCACGCTCAATCTCCTGATACTGCGCTTCCATAGCCTTTCGGTTTTCGGCGAGCTCCTGAGTTTTTCGCGTGTAGTCTTTCTGCCGAAGGTGTCCGCTGCGCAGCTCCTCAATGGTTATCTCTTCGCCATCGACCTCAATGGTCGTGGACAAATCAAGAGATCCATATTGGTCGCCGTCATCGTCGTCTTCGTCGTCCAGATCGCTTTCAGACCCTTCGACGGGAGAGTTGTCAGCTTGCGCCTCGTACTCTTCCTCTTGGCCATCCGGCATTTCGGCTTCGTCCACTTGCGCGGCTTCTACCTCAAGCGCATCATCTGTCGTCACGTTATCCTCTTGGGGCGCGAGCATACTTCTGATTGCATTCTGAGCGCTGTACAGGTCAGTCCCTTGCGGGGTGCTGTTGTCTGACATCTCTTATCTCTCCATTATGCTACTTTTTCATCTTCATTTCAATAGTAGCGTTATCAACCATGCTGCGCAGAGACTGGCGAACCATGTCAATTCCACGCAGCTTCATGTAAACAGCCTCGCGGCTGTCGGTGTCACTGGGGCCAGTTGCTTTGAACTGCGTCCAGCAATCCGCCTCGGCTTCCTCAAGAAACCGAAGCAAATCTGTGTCAGCGAGCAGGCGTTCAGCCTGCTTACCGTCCGTGATAATCTGCTGCTTAGTCTTCACGCGTCGCCTCCGTGATTATTTCGGCCTGCGCCTTCATCACTTCGCGGTTGATCGCCATGTCAGCCCGGATCTGGGCGACGTCAAGCTGCGTGCCGTACTTGGCCTTCAGCTCCTCCGCCTTGACGCGGATGTCGGCCTCCAGCTCGTCGCGCTTGCGGTCGTCTTCCATCACCATCTGCTCGCGCTTCAGTTGCAGCTCGGCCGCCTTCTTTTGCATGTCCGATTGGATCTGCTGGATCTGAACTTGGATCAGCTGCTCGTTGATGTCGGGCTTGTTGTCTGGCGGTGGCGGCTGGAACTTCGCCGGATCGCTCCAGAACTGCGACGTGTCCTTGAAGCCGGCCAGCGACGTCATCTCCTTGAGCGTGTTGCTCAACTTGGAGATGTCGGTCAGCGGGTTCTGCGGCCCCATGGTTGACATGGCTTCCTTCTGCATCTCGCCGATCTGGCGCAGCATCATCATGCGCTCAGTGTCAGTGCCACGCCCCAGGGCTACGTTCACAGAAACGTCCATGTTCGCATTCCAGACCCTGGGGTCCATTTCCACGAAATCGTTGTTTAGGCGGATCATGCGCGCCTTGTCTTGGTGCGTGGTGATGTTGTACAGGACAAGCTCATACAGGCGCTTAACGCCCGTCTCAGCGAATACCCTAGCAATCATCTCAATGTGCTGCTGTGCGGCGCTTACAGTGGCTGCCACGGCTGTCGCAGTGCTTGACTGAAGGGCGCCGGCGTCTAAGCCCATGGACGCCTTGGAGATGCCCGTGCGGGCCTCCTTGACCTCGTCCATGTATTGCAGGACAGGAAACGCCTGCTGGCCGACGAATGGCACGGTCAGCTGCTGGACTGAGCCTGGGGCGCGCTGGCGGACGATTGAACCCATCTCTGTGTTCATGGCGTCGTCCATATTCACCATGCCTTCGACAACAGCAATTCTTGGGTGAATACTGAGACTTAGGCTGTCCAGGGAGTTGCGCATGACGACTGACTTGATGCGCTGGATGTCAGCCACAGCGTCAAAAATGCTCAGGCCGAAGAAGTCATGCGGCTCGGGATCTGGGCAGAGCGTGGCGAATGGCGCCATCGCGCAGGGCTCGTTGTTCAGGATGACATTGCCGTCGCCGCCGGTGCAGATCTTGCGCAGCTCGGCAATGCCGTCGCCGTCGTAATCCACTCGGATGTAGTTTTCGACGTACAGCACCTTGCGCATGGCCGGGTCGCTGCGGGCGTTCATGTCGTTGGACAATGCAGGGTTACGCGTGTTGCGCTCGACGTTGGTGTCCATGTCGTCGTTGGTCGACGACAAGTTGTAGACCTCGTCGTAATTGTAGCCCATAGCTACAAGCTCGGACACGGTGACGATGCGGCGGTGCGCAACGTAGTCAGCCTCCTCGACGGATTTCGCTTCGCGCGAGATCAAAAACTCTTCCGGCGGAAGCGCCTCCAGCTTCACGCGGCCGTCTGGGTGCGTGTAGGTGACGCGCAGGTCGTGGGCCATGGGCGGCGGGACGATCTGGCCCGTCATGGGGTCGATCTGCGGCTCGCCGACTGGCGTGCTCACTGTGATGTCGACTTCGGCGGCTGGGTCGGCCATGAGAGCCGCCAGGGCGTTGTCGTCGACGCCGGTATATTCAATCGTCTCAAACTCGGTCGTGTCTTCCCAGTAGCACTTGAGGATGCCGACTTTGCGCACCAGTGCGTCCATGAACGCGCTGTGCATCTCCAGGAAGCCGCGGTTATCGCGGTTGATGATGAAATTCGCGTATTCGGTGGCCTGCTTTGCCGCCGGCACGTCCTCCGCGTTCTGCGGGACGTATTCAACCGTGCGGTCGGAGCCGTTGAAGATCCGCATCAGCGACGGCATGATGGCTTGTACGGTATCCCGTACGTCCATGCTCACCACTTGGCTGCGGCCCTCTTCCTCGTCGCCAAACGGCTCGCCGCGGTAGTATTGCGTCGCCGTGGCGCGCACCGGGGAGACCCAGTTGTCGATGAAGTCGATGGCGTCGTCGATCTCTTTGCCGACGATGCCTTGCAGCTCCTGGTCATCCATGACGTCCGGGTTCAGTTCAGCCTCGAGCTCGGAGGCCATTTCGTTTATCTCATAGTCCATTTTTTTTCGCCTTCTCAAACTCGCGCGCATCTTCTTGCGCCTTGCGCTCCAACTCGTCTTCTAAGTCTGCCAGCTTTGCTGTCGGCCTGTGACCCAAGCCACCCGCTATTTTTGCCATTTTTGGTTCTCAATATACCTTAAAAGTGATCGCGTTTCATCTGGATCTGGCATTCCGGCCGGTTCGCTAGTCCAAGACGGCATGAGCCCAGATTTTTGATCTGCAAAAACGGTGTCAGAGGTGTTGGCGGTTCTGTTAGACATCCCAAACGGCCCAGAGTTAAGCCAGCTGTTCTGGCCCCTAGTCTCAGACGTCATTGCGCCTATAGCGGCAGGCGAATACATCCGAGAGTGCTCCAGAAAGGCCCGCTCCTCGCCTTGACGCCTAAAGAACGGATTGCCGGAGCCAAAATGCCCGAAAGCATCGTGCACGGCTCTGAATGCGTCGTTAGCTACGGCGTCGCTCTTATCTCCGACCTTTCCGACGCTTTTGAGCAAGGGGTTTTCAGCCGCATCAAATGATGTGTTTGTGCCAAACCCGAAGTCAGTTGGAAAAACCCACAGCTTGCCGTTTTCGACAATGTCCTGATAACCCATGGCGGGAGATGCCGCGTAAGGGTCGTCCATGCCTTCCTTCAAAAACTTAAACTCAACCCCGGCGTCCTTCAACGCCCTATACTGGCCCATTGTCTCTTCAATCATGGCGTCATAAGCCCTCTTGACCGCAGGGCCGGTGGGGGTGTGCTCCATCATATCGTAAGCAGCAGCGATCAACCTGGCGCGCTGTTCACTGAAGGCGGGATACTCAGAAAATCCAGAGACGTCCATGTTCTGGGACTTCATGTAAGACTTTGCAGCCTCCTCAATTTGGCTCACCGGGCGCGCGTCGTAGCTTTCACCAGAAGGCATTTTGACTTTACTAGGCTTGCCAGTGGCGCCCTTGTATCCCTCAACTTCCTCGAGCTTCTGACCTATCATGTATGCAGATGCGGCCTGATTGCCGAGAGACCTTCCGCCCACAGAAGACGCTGCCGCTTTTGCGCCTGTCCTCAATGCCTTGGCTCCGGGGATCGCCATCGCAGCGGTTGACGCAAGGTCAGCGTATCGCGCGTCGTTGGCGATCTCGATCTGATCTGGCGTCGCGTTGGCCAGCGTGACGCCTTCTGGCAGGTAGTCCGCCGCCGTATTCGTCAAAGCGCGCTGCACGGTGCCGGCGGTGTCGCTCACGACGCCGCGCACGGTGCCGACCGGATCGGTGGCCATGGACCGGATGCCGCCGATCATGCTCTCGCCGATTGCCTGATTAACTGCCAGCGGATCTTGCTGGACGGCGCCAAGAATGCCGGCGGCGCCCTCGCCCGTCACGCGGGCCATGCCGAATATGTCTTTAAGTGGGCCGCGTAGGCCGGGCGGGATGTATTGCTCGTAACCTGCCATTAGTCTAACAGTCCTCTGGGGCGCATTCGCGGGCGCGGTGACATAGTGACGGGGTATGTGTCGCCGGTCGCCTGATTGTAGTATTGACGCACGTTGCTGACGTAGGTGCGGTCGTCGTCATAGGGTAGGTTTTCGTATTTAGCCCCGCCCGACTTCACTGCGCCGACGCCGGCGGTGTAGGCGGCTACAGCTTGGTCGACGTTACCATCAAATTCGGCCAGCATCGCCGTCATGTATCGGTTTGCAAATTCGCGATTGATTTCTGGGGTGTCTAGTAGTGCCTTTGCCGCCTCTTCCGTCCGCTCAAAGCGGCCGAAGCCCATCTCCTCTGCAACGTCGAATATATTACTCGCGCCACTTCTTTCGTAACCCGGCTTCATCGCTGTTATGGGCTTAACTTGCATAATGCCACGGGCGCCGCTCTTAGGGTTAACTAGCTCGCTGAGGTCTCTGGTCGGCTCATTGTGATCGCGGTTGCGACTGCTCTCTTGGCGCTGGATGGCGTCGAGCAGAGACTTAAAGTTAAGCTCATTGTCTGGCATTAGTTGCTGCCTCCCTGCGTCTTTAAGTATTCCTCAAAAATTGCCCTCATGCGCGCCGGGTCGTTCCTGTACTTATCGAAGGCTGGCAGGCTTCCTACCTGCTCCATGAACGCGTCAAACTCGCCGCCGGGCATGTATCGCGGGTCGCCAGTCTGCACGAACTGGGCGTTGTCGTTTTCTGGCGCAAAGTCGAATGAGCTCATTTCGGTGCGCGCGGGCGCTGCGGGCGTAGTAATTGGCGCCACAGGCTCGATGATCGGCGCCTGCTGCTTCTGCGGCCTATACGTCGACCGCAGCTCGCCTTGGGGCGGCGGGGCGTCGTATCCGCTGATAATGCGCGCGAGCACGCCCATGGGCGTCGGCATATTAGTCAACTTGTGCATGAACGTGCCGGGCTGCGGCAGGTTCGCGTCGCGGTAGGTCTGGGCCAGAGATCCAGGCTGGAAGTCGGAGCGCAGGCGTCCGCCGCTCGTGTAAGGGTCGCGGCCGGGATTGGCGACCTGTCGGAAGTCGCTGACAGAGGGGCCAATGGCCGTGCTGTAGTGGGGGGCGTTGCCGTAACGAGAATTTGGCTCGAAGCCGCTTTCGGTGCGCCCGAGATACTTGTTGTACTGGTCGGCGCGGGCGTCGCCCTGCGTGCGCCGCATTGTTTGCTCCGTGCGGTCGTAGTAGTCGCGGTCCTTCTCCTTGAAGCCGAACCCCATCGCCAAGTCGTCAAGTATCCCCATGAAGCCGCGCCCTCTTTATCCGCTCCCCCCATAATACAGTAAAAATGCTTCAAAGTAACCCCGCGGCCACATGGGAGGATATAGCCGCGGGGTGAGCTCTGGAGTAAGCTCTCAGCGACAGGGTGGAAGCCGCTAACAGGCGCAGGATAACAAAAAAGTTTACCGGACGCCAGTTTTTTGCATTTGGGGGGTTGCAGTCTGTAGATGTTAACATTATGTTACCTGTATAGACAGACATATGGGAGAACACATCATGGAATATCAAGTAAAAACAAGAGCTATCTACATGGGTGACGGCACATTCCGCGAGGAGACTGTTCGCCGCCCAATCGGCCAAACGATCACAAAGGGCAGCTACACCGCTAAAATCACGCCAAACGGCAGCTCATTCTATGTGATGATCGTCGCCGACGACGGCAGCCAACACGGCCGCGTGTGCAACTACCCAGCCGCACGCAGCTACGCAAACGCAAAAACCGCAGAGCGTGGCGCCAAAGCCATGCTGGCAAAAGTTTAACTTAACGCTCTGGGAGGGCACCACATGACAAATTCAAACTTCACATACAACGACGGTGGCCGTGCCGCCACTGGACGCAAAGGCTACGCAGGCGACTGCGGCGTCCGCGCAATGTCAATCGCGCTGGGCCTCGACTATGACGCCTGCTACAAGGAGCTGGCTCAAGCCAACAAGGATGCCGGCAACAAAAAGTCTGCTCGAAACGGATTGCCTAAATCTGTTTACGAGAAAGTGCTTAACAAGCACGGTTGGTTCTGGATGCCAGCGCCTAAGTTTGACGGGCGCAAGTGCAAGGCTGCTGACACAGAGGGCGTTTGCATCGCTCGCATGTCCAAGCATTACTGCGCCGTCATCGAGGGCGTCCCGCAAGACACTTTCGATAGCTCGCAGAAGATGATCTATGGCATTTGGGTCAACGAAATTAATCATTAAGCAACACGGGGAGCTCCGGCTCCCCGTAAACTTGAAAAAATCCGAGCGTAAAAGGAGCAATAAAATGCACAGCGAAACACCACAAAACACGCAGGAAGCCGTCGAGCTGGGCCTGTACCTCGCGATCACCGCCGACACCGACGAGAAGTCGGAGGACGCGCTGCAACTCGCAAAGGAGCTCGCTTTGGGCCTCAGCCCCGCCGAGATGGAAGACGCCAAGGCAAACGTCCGCAAGTTTATCGCAGACGAGCGCCTGCACTCTCAGATGATGAAAAGCGCTAAAAAGCCAAAGCGCGTCACGCGTGAAGCGATCATCGACGCAATCGGGTGCCCAAACCTCGTGCTGGAGCGCGTAAAGCACCGCGACGTGCTGGTCGGGGAGCACACAGTCGGCTTCGTCTTCTCATACCTCAAGAGGGGCATATACGACGACTACGAAGTCTTAGGCCAGCTCGAAGTCGACCACCCGCGCCTCAAAGACCTCACGCTCGAGCAGTGGGTCGAGAACGGCCAGATGCTCGTCGAGCAGGTCGAGCTGCGCCGCGACCTGTCAAGCGCCATCGAGGCAGTGTCGCCACGCAAAACGCCGTTTATGACCGAGGGACGGGACGTAAACCTGAAAGAGTGGGAGACCTAAACCACCCCGCGAATACCACGCTTCAGCGGCTTGCCCCACGAGCCGCTGGCCGACGTACCATATGCCATCGTCGTGTGGTCGTTGGCCAATGCTAAGCAAAGCGCGTCGGCGCGGTCGGGAGATCGCACGCCGCGCTTTTTCATGCTGTCCTTGCTCTCAACCTGGATCTTGCCAGACGACGTAAACATGTAACGCGGCGCCACCAGCTCCGAATACAGCGCGTCATCCTTCGGCAGCGACACATCCATATTCTCGAGCCACGCCTTGCACTTGAACCACAGCTCCGCGCGCAGGTTCAAATACGTCTGCTTCGCCATCGCGCGCTCAGACACGTTCAAGCCGCGCGCCGGCAACCCGAGCTCCCGCAAGCGATCCAACACGCCAGCGCCAAAGCCGTTGCTGTCGACGATGATCTCAATCGGCCGCTTAGACGGCGGCGCCGCATCGTATTCCGCCTTCACAGCGCCGGAGAGCTGCATCAGGTCCAAGTTGCGCCACACAGTCAGCGGGTGCACCACCGGCCCCTGGCGCTTGCACAGGACGCTGCTATCGTCTCCCTGGCGCGCCACGTCCAAGCCCCAAACGCCCACAGTGTCCTCGTGAACCTTCACCTCGTTGTTAAACGCGTGCTCGACCAACGCCACCGGGATCACCGTGTCCTCCTCAGACGGCGGGAAGTTGCCCAAGACGCGCACATGGTACGCCGGGCTGTCCTCGCCGTACCGGCGCTGCATGTCGGTGACGAAATCCTCGGAAACGCGCGGGCTGTCAACGCAGGAGACGTGCATCGTGTACCAGTCATCCCGCAAACGCGTGTGGGTGTCGTAAAAGAAGCCAGTGTTACGCGTCGGGTTGCCCGTGAGCACCGTGGTGGCGCTGTGGCCCGACATCGAGCCGGATGCAGCCTCAAACACGGCCTCCGGGATACCGCTGGCCTCATCCGCCAGCAGCAGCACGTTCTCGCTGTGAACACCGGCCAAGGCTTCCGGCTGCTCCGACCTCGACGTCCTGCACGAAATAAACGTGCTCTCCGGGGCGCTCTTCAGCTCAATCCGATCAGACTTGATCTCCAGCAAATTGTTGAACGGGGGCTTCAGCCGCTTGGCGACGTTCTTCATCTCCGCGAAGCACGCGTCAAAAAGCTGCGCGGACGTGGGCGCCGTGACCACCGTCTTGCTCGGATACCGCATCAATACGTGCCAGATGGCCGCCATGGCGACGCCCGTCGACTTGCCGACGCCGTGGCCAGACCGAACGGATACGCGGCGCACCGCTGGGGCGGCAATCGCGTCCAACAGCTCAACCTGCCACTCGTCGGGCTCGATGCCAATGACCTCCTGGGAGAAGCGCACGGGGTCGTCGCGGTAGCGGCGCATCAACTTCAGAAACGGGTTATCTTGGGGGCTGGGGGCGTTCATGTGTTAACACTCCTGTGGCGTTGTGGTGTGAAATTTTTTTCTCGGGGTGCGTGTGGGGGACATGAGCTTTTGCACCCGCCCGAGATCCGAGAGGGGGGGTCAAAACGCGGATCTCGGCAGCGATTTGGCGCCGGATCGGGCGAAAGACGCATAATCCGTATTATGTTAAATCTTTTGTCGTTGCAACTCAGTGACTTGGCTATTTTGCCCCGCTTATGCCTTACTTCTGCCACATTTGCACGCCCGAAAGTACCCAAATGTGGCGATATGTTGACTGATCGGCGAGATCGTGTCACGCGCGCACGCGCCTGCAACGCTGCGTCGATGTGCGATTTCGCACTCAATCGTCATCCTCCACCTCGACTGCCTCGCCCTCGATGACGTCGCCGCCAACGCTGTTGAGCAGCTGCGCAGCCTGAGCGTGCAGGTCGTTCACGCTAATGTTGACAGCGATGTCACGCTGCCTCGTGTCATACTCTGGCGACGCCTTCGCCGCCTTCCACTTCAGCACGTCGACCGCCAGCTTCGCGCTGTTCACGCTCGCCTCGTGTTGATGTATCTCGTCTGCAATCTTCTGCGCCTGCGATGCGTAGTAATGACCAGCCATCTGCTTGGCCTCGTCGTAGCGCTGAGCTCTGCCATCGCCGGACGCGATCCACTTGTGAAACAGGTTCCAGCCCACGTCGTAGTGAGCGATCACGTCGGACGCGTTCTTGCCCGCGGCGATCATCCCGAAGATCTCGTCCTCGCCGGCAGCTTCAAGCGCTGCCAGCTTCACCTTGCCAATTGTTCCCATGCCACACTCTCCTATTAAAACGGTATCTCGTCGCCCAGCTCCACGTCAAACGTGCTGTTCGCTGGACCGATGCACCGCGTCACCTTTGCATCTGGAAACTGCTTCAGCGTTTCCGCGATGAACTCGCTGCTAAAGTTATTCCCGAGCACGATTGCTGCGTCGATCATATCATACACCAGCCACTCTGGATGTTCACGCCTTATGCCGGCCGCGTCGTGCAGCGCGATGCACACGATGTTGCCAGAAGCGATCTCGATGCAGTACGCGTGCCGGCCCACCGGCTGGTGCCCGTTAGCCTCCGCCTCCGCTTCCAGCACGTCCCAGGCGCGTATCAGCTGCGTCGCTATCTGGTGCACCGCCACCACGTCATCCGCTTCGATCTTAACCCGCAGCGCATCATACGCCGCCTCGAAGCGTCCGGCGAGCTCCGGGCTTACGAGGCCAGGCAGAGTGTCGCCCCACTTGAGCGTCTTCTCCCGCGCCTTGCGATCCAGCGGAGCCAGCTGACCATCGACCTGACGTGAGATCGGCTTGCTCTGGACGCCAGTCTCAAACGTCCCCTTATCCTTCCTCGCCTTCGTGTACTTCGGCTTCGCTTTGCCACTCACCTTAGTTGCCATGATATAACTCCCCTTCGTCCCTAATGTTAACCACACCTAAAATCTCACACACGCCACACCACCACACCACCACGCTATACAATAGCGTGTGGTGGTGTGGGAGGTGAAATTGCCCTATTTACCACACTCTCCACACCTCCCCACACCCCATGTGTGTAAGGTGTGGAGGCATTAATGCAACAGCTCTGCACCACTGCGCACCTCCACCATCTGGTCGTCGAGCCTCACCAATGCGTGCTCCAGGCACTGCATGGTTGCCACGATGACTTCCTGCACGCGCATCCGCTCCTCGACTGTGCGCGGCTGCATGAACCCAGGCTCAAACTCGATGGCGCAGGCACGGAATATGTCTGACCAGTAGACCGCCATGATTAGGTCGTCGTCCTCGAGATCCATGGCCGCCTTGTCATCGAATTCGGTCACAGTATCTTCGCCCCCTTCGACAAGTTGTCCTTGGCCCACAGTGGCTGCAAATTCGTGTAATTGAAACACTCACGCTGCTGCTCTGCGTCTGTCAGATCAAACGAGGCGCACGGCTTGATGTGGTCTATGTGCCACTCGCCGTGGTTGTCCCACGTCATGCCCTCAGCGAACTGCGCCTCGAGGTGCTGGCGTAAGTGCGGCACAGAGCAGCCGATGTAATGAAAGCAGCTTTTGCTTTTGTTTCCGTATCCAGCCTTTAAGGCTTTGCGTATGCGGTCAGATACTTTTTGTCTTACCATGTAATGAGTGTCAGACCGCATTCTCTCGTAATGTCTCTTTAGTCTGTAATCTTTATATTTATCATTTCGCTTTTTATTAGCAGCCTTTTTTTCTTCGTCTGTCATAGCGTGATACCGAGCGGATTTCCGCTCATTATATCTTTTTCGATAATCCTGATCGGTATGCCATCTTATCTTTGCCCTTCTCTTTCGACTTGCCAAGCGGGTTTCTGACGTAGTGTCGTGGCTTCTCTTCTTGCAAATGATACTACAAAACCTTTTGAGCTTCTGCCTGCCATTTGTAATGCTGAAGAAATTGCAGCACGTCTTATACTCACACGCCTTAATCATTGCCCCGCCTCCTCGCCGGTGATCCACTCACCCACGACGACCACCGGCACGTCACGCCCGGTGCGCAAGTCTTTCTCGCGCTCGATGCGCAGCACGTCGGTCTCGATCCACTTTTTGACGATTGCGTTGACCTTGGCCTTCTCGTGCTTCTTGTCCACGTCCAGATCGAGGTGCAGCGCCACGATGTTGCCCACCCACTGCTTTGCCTGCGGGTTCTGGCGCATAAACTCTCCGCGCTGCGCCGCCTGCCCGACGTCACGCTGCACCTTCATCGCGTCCTTGGCGCTCACCCCGTCGAAAAGGTCAGGCATTGCGAACTCGGTCGCGACCCCGACGTATTCTCCATTCGGCAATTTTACGCCGACCATGCGCCGGTACACTGCCTTCGCTGCGGGTGGAGCCATATTCGACTTGCCGTCCTCCACTTTAAAAATGCCAAGCGCCTCGGTCTCCGACACGCCCAGCTTCATCGCATCCTCCATAGACACGCGGTTGATGACGCGCGCTGCTCTAGCTGCGCCGAGCAAGGACCCTGCGCCTCGGATACTGTCAACATTGGCGTCGTCAGAGCCGTTGCCCTTGCGGATGTGGTGCACGAGAGACGCCGCACAGTCCGTCTCGTCGCACACGGAGCGCACAGCCCCGACGGCGGCGTTCATTGCGACGTTGTCGTTCTCGTTGATGCCAGTCGCCCCGACCCACGGGTCGATGCTGACTAGCCCGATCTTGTTCTCGGTGATCTTGGCTGTCAGGTAGTCAACCAGCGCGTCGTCGACTGTGATGCCCTCGCGATCCTGCCTGGCGAAGATAATGTTCATGTCGCGACCCGCATCGAGGAACAGCTTGCCCCGGATCTCGTCGGCCGTGACGTTGTAGTGCAGCATAGCCGCGGCCACACGCCGCTGGAGCTCCTCGTACGGATCTTCCAAGTTAATCACCCACACGTTGCACGGCTCGTGCACGGGCTCACCGAGCAGCGGACGGCCAGTGCAAATTGCCAGCGCCTCCACGATCTGCATGGACGTCTTGCCCACGCCCCCGGCGGAAGCCAGCACGGACACGTTTGATCGGATGTAGTGCTGGCCGTAGATCCAGCGCCGCGCCGGTATGCTCGCCGGGTCGACGGGATCGTATGGCGTCGGGTAGCTGCGCTCGGACTGCGCGATCTCGGCCTGCACCTGTGCGACCGGCTTGGCCATCGCCAGTGCCTCACGCAATTTCTGCGCCCCAGCCTCACGAATGTAGTCGTTGGCGTCCTTCACGCCCTCGACGCCCAGCATGTCGAACCGCACGACGTGCACGTCGGTGCTGCCGTCGCCGCGCAGCACGTCGGCCACCGCGTCAACGTCGAGATCGGGGTCGGCGCAGATCGTCACGTCGGACGCGCGCGGCACCGGGTATGTTGACATGCCGGCCTTGCCAAACGTGCAGACGACTGTCGCCTCGTCGCCGACCGCCTGATACACGCTGAGCGCATCCTCCGGCCCCTCGGCCATGATTATGACGCCGCCCTCGTGCTCGTTGCCGATCCGCATAACGTTGCCGGCGATGACGCCGCGGCTGTATTTGCTGATCCCGTTGTGCTCTCTCTTCTGGCCCTCGGGTGTGAGCAGCACGCTCTGCACGCCGCACACTTCTCCGCTTGGACTGAGCGCGGGAAACATGATCGCGGGGCCGTCGTATATATTCGGGTTGAACCGCGCCGCATGTGAGGCTGTGCTGGCTCTTAGACCCCTTGAGTTGAGGTAGAGCAGCGCCGGACGCACGGCGTCGGTGTTATCACGCGAAATTGTGACGCCCCGCTCCCAGATCTCGCGGGCCTTGCGCATCTTGTCCGCGCGGGTCTCGTCGTCTCTCGCCAGCACTTCCTTTGCTGCCAGGCGCGCCATGAGGCGCTCGAACTCTGACGGCGTGTACGGCAGCGCGTCGGAGTTTTCGAGCTCCTTCGGGCTGTCGCCTCCGCGCTTAAAGCCGCTGCCAATCGTCGCCTTGATCTCGTGGTCTTGCAGGCCCATTGCCTTTGCCGCGCTGTGCAGCTCCATGAGCGCCGCGTCCAGATTTGCTGGCGCCATGTGCGCGTGGCGGCCCAGGCTGAATGCGGCCTTGTTTAAAATTTCGTTGCGGCTCCCCTTGATCGCACCGGCTACGTCGGCCACTGCGCTCTCCGCGACTTTGCTGAAGTATCTCTCGCTCATAGTTTCCACCCTATAGTTTGGCCGCCCACCGAGGCAGGCGGCCATGTTGCTTAGAAACCGAAGTTGTTATCGGCTGCGGGTGCTGCGGCAGGTGCCGGCGCCGGAGCTGGCGCCATAGCTGGTGCCGCTGCCGCCGCCGGGTGTTCGACGCCGTTCTCCGGGCGGTTGATCCACTTGGAGATGTTGAAGCCGACGTCGTATGACGTGCCCTTGCCGATCACGATTGGTGTTGAGCTCGTAACCTGCACAATCGGGATCTGCGTCGCGAACTCGGGCGCCTGCTCTGCCTGATTGTACAGCTTGGCGATGAACTGGCCGAGGCCATAAGAGTTGCCGCTAAACGACGCCTCACGACCGTCGACCAGCCAGCACTTCACCTCGAAGCCCTGCTTGTAGACCTCGCTTGGGCGCGGGATCTGCTCGGACGGTGACGGCCAGGGCTGCCAGTCGCGCACGCCGATGTCGATGTGCAGCCAGCCGAACTGTACTTCCTTGATGTCCACCGCGAAGCCGCGAGACATGTCGATGTTCTCGTCGCC